TATTCACAACATCTGAATAGGCAACGGCCAGATTGTAACACAATCTATCCAGATCATTATCTGACATTTGCCTAATCGCAGAAGTTCCATCAAGTCTAAGTGGTCTTACCATTTTGCACCATAAAATCTATAACAGGACTGAGCCTGAGAATACTGTAGCACCATTAACATCCAATATTCGGAGTGTTGCTGATGCTGAGAATGTTTGACCACCAACTTGGAAATCCGCAGCTTGTGGAGAGAGAATTGAAGGAGCAGTTACTTTTCTCCACTCAGCAAATCTCTTAGCACCATCAGAGTCTCTATTAACTCTATCAGGTTTAAAGTCATATACAACAATGTTTACTGCTTGTCTTGCATCATCATCGTCATATGTCAATGCAATTGTTTGAGCTGTAACATCATCAATCAATGTTGCATCAAGATAATAAAGTTCAGCGGCTTGTCTACCTGCTCTCACTCTATTTGTTTCAGATTGTTTATTTGAAATGGCGATAATCATACCGGTGAAGTCAGAGTCAGAATCACCTTTATTTTTGTCTGATTTCTTGACAGCTTCAACCGTAATCTTATGGCGTTGATCTTCACCAATACCATCTGAGTCACCAGTGTCTAGTATATCTTGAATGTAAATATCGTAGCCGAACAGTTCAGAATCGTGCTCTGAATCAAAAGATGCTTTTACAATATTATAACCACCTGTTTGAGAAGTAACACCTGCTTCAGAACCAATACTTCTTGAACCTGGTCCTTGCAATGCCTCACTATTCGAAAGAATTACATCGTTAATGAGAATGCCAGTGGCATCTGAATCGGCTTCAATCTGATCCTTACCACTTCTTGTGATACCGCTTAGTAATCTATAGATTTTAAATGCAATAGATTCTGCTGTATCACCACCCTCAATTAGCAATTTTGTATCAGAGTCATTGTAATCGGCCATGGTCTGTAGTGGACCATAATCAATTTCGAAATCTCCAACAGTTGCCGGAATTGGACCATCTGCTACACCATTTCTGCCAATAATATTGACTTCAATGATATGTGTTTCAGAGTCAACGGCATCATATCTAGGTGTTTTGTTAGAACGATCTTCAACCCAAAGGTTACCACTACCAACATCAAATTCAGGTGCATTAGGACCAACGGATGCGATAGCATTCAAACTAACAATTTCATTTGTTGCACCAAAGTCGGCACTTCTAAATCCAAACTCATTGTTGAGTACATTATCAGAGTCAATAGCACCAATATTACCGACAGTATCTCTCAGTACAACAGATGGTCTATTGAAGAGTGGTGATTGAGTTTTGTTTTGGAAACCTTTAGTTGTGGTTGGAAGTGTGTAACCTGAAACTGCAACACGTCTTGAAGTCTCTGATGGCACAAGGAATGTAACTTCGATTCGTTTTGGATATGCATCAAATTCACTATCTCTTTGGAATAGAATACCTTCAGAATCGTTTGAATAGAATTTATAAAGTGGTGTTACACCATAGTCAATATAAGTTACAAACTTTTCACTTGGTACAAAGTCAAGAACCTTATCACCACCGTGGATGTATACAATTTCTGGATTGTCTGAATCGATTTCACAAATAATTTTTGAGTCAAGAGTATCAAGAATTGTGGATGCTGCAATAGCGTTGTTAATTCTTTCGGCAACTTGAGCAGTTGTAAAATCTGAATCAATATTGAATGAAATTTCTACAACACCACCACCAAAGGAATCACCACCAACGGCGTTTACGGCGGTTACACCTGCAGCAACTGTACCATCACTGTCGTGTAAGAGTGCAGACAATCTGTTTGATGCCGACTTAGTACTCGTCATGTTTACAGTAGTATCACCAGTTACGCCAAACTCATCAGAGTCAGGTACGTGTCTACCATCGTATCTGATATCATAGTTTGATGCAAGATCGGATCTTGTAGAATTAGCAAGACCAGTCCATTGCGAACCACTATTTCTTGGGTAATCTAGAGCGTTTGCATAGTCAAGAAAATATTTCTGACTGATTTGAAATGTAATATTTTTACCAGCTTCATCTGAATCAAGAAGGCGTCTTTGAATGATTTTAAGTTTTACACCATTTTTGATTTGTTGACCATAAGGCATAAAGCCTGGAAAACGAATATCAGAATCATTACCAGAATAAGCAATGGCACCAGCTTTTCTAATTGTTGGACCTTGCAAGAAGTCTGAGTCAGCACCGCGAATAACCTGTTTTCTCTTCGTATAAATCTTACGAGTAGTAAGGTTAATTGCAATTTCACCTTCTTCGATCTGTTCGGTTGTTGGTTGACCTTCAGTATTTAGACCACTCGATTGTGTTCTTCTATGCTGATAAACTGGTCTGCCGTTGCTCTTATTAATTGACATCTTTTTATCCTAATGTAACGATTACTGCTGTGCCTGCAAATTTAGTATCTGAGAATATGAGTGTGTTACCTGCGGCATCTACAAATGTTGTAACTGAAACTGGTTGATACATACTTTGTGTATTGACAAAGCCGCTATAACCATCTGCTCCATATCCGTTTGTGTTAGATCCGGATGCTGCACCTTGAGTACCCCATACCGTTTTAAATCTCGCTACTTTATCAGAGTCTGTTGTACCATCAGTAGATTCTGAATCAATTGCATTATATATTTGTGTTCTCAAAGTTTCCAGGAATTCTGTATTGATTGCGTTATTATCACCACTTTGAATTGCATTCTTATAAACTTTTATATCCATGATTTTTGTGATAGAAGTAAATGCTCTGTCAGAACCTGTTGTTCCCTTTGTAATCGGCAACATGAAGTAACCTGTAGGTACTACTTCTGTGCCATCAATTGTGAGGTTTGTTGAAAGTTTATGCCACTGATCTGAATCCCATGAATCAGTGTGCACAAAGAAATCATCAGTAGATGGTGCCACATAAAGTGTGTTAGTCGTGTTATAAATCCAACCAACATCATTGCCGGCATATACGAATTCATATACTACATTTGCAGAAGTAAGATTTATATTCGATTTAGTTGGTGTATTAGATGAAACAACACCACCAAAACCAATACCATATCCTAATGATCTCTTATGAAAATCAGCTGCTTCACTATCATATTCTACTTTACGAACAGATGCACCTACAAATGTACCACCAGAATTTCTAATATATGTGTGTTCAATTGGCGGTGTGGCTTCATTATTCTTAGATAGCCATTCTACATACTGGTCACTATCTTTAAATTCGAGTGGAGTTGTAAATACGTTGATAGATTTACCATTGTTTAATGAACCTCTACACTCACGAATTTTTACTACATCACCTCTTGCAGCAAGTGGTAAAACAAGGTTAATTACACCATTGTTATCTACACCACTCACATCAATATCGATCATTTCACCGCGAGATAAGAAATAGAATTCTGAATCGAGATAAAGGTCTGCAACACCATCGCTATCTACATCAGCTCTGATACTCCAACCAAAGTCAGAATCAAAATAACCAGAAGCTTCACTATCGAGTGCAGTAGTTCTAAATGAGATTGGTTTGAACTTGCCAGTGGCGTGTAATTCACCGACTTTATATTCAAATTCGCCAAAGGTACGGCGATATCCATAAAATGGTTTATCATTGTCAGTGTTAATTGGTGCATCACCGAAGTTTGTGTAAATGTCTGCGAACAGATCGTTGATTTTAGCTCCACCTTTGCGGGCTGAATCACCTGTACCAGAGTCGGGTGCAATACCAAGATTGATTAAGTCACGTGCTGCCATGAGTTATTTATTCCTATAAGTTAATGTCTCTTACTATCTTCACAATGTTTCCATCAGAATCACTTAAATTCAAAACGCTTGGACTATATTTAGAATCTGAACCAAACACAGCATCTGAATCTTCAGTGTGTACATATCCAGTCTCAATACCAAGAAGATCTGAATCGCCTCTATTTAAAGTATTCAAATCTTTTTCACCGGCAGTTGATATACCGATTCTTGAATCGTATATGACTGTCGACTGAGCAACTGGACCGTGTAGATATATCTTTGTTTCGAACTCGAGTGTCCATTCAACAGTTCTTCTATCAGCTATTTCACCAGTCCAGTCATCAGTCCATGTTACCGCTTGTAGTGTAATAGGCATATCATAATCGTTGGTTGGCAAAGGTGTTTCTGAATCAGCATCTGCTGGAAAATGTCTTACCTTTACAGTATATGCAGGTGTAAAGAACGGTAGTATCTGTTCGAGTATTTGCCAACCGTCATTCAAAGTTTTTGTTTCAAGGTACAATGAGAAGTTGAGATTGTATGGAACTGGTACTTGGGTTCTTTGACGTGGAACACCCAATGTATCAGGTGTTCTAATCATTGTGTTTTTATTAGTGAGCTTTCTGTTTACATCATACTGCATAGCAACTAATTCGTATGACATTCTTGGAAGAAGCTTTTCAAACATTTCTTCTTCAGGCTTCAAACCTTTTTGAGCTTCCAACCACTTTTGTCTTGGACCATATGAGATCGGTACTGGAAGTAATTTTCCATCACGTCTTTTGACAACCAAGTTATTAAACAGGCTACCCATCACGGCTACTGCCGCTTTAACTGATTCGTGGTAAAAGTGTACGCCAATCATTAGATGTCATCCAAGTTTCTAATGCCAGGAACATTAAATGCTCTAGCTGTATAATCATCTGTAAGATTTTTAGGTCTTTCCCTGATTACACCTTCATCATCATATACTTCTTGTTCTTCTGCTCTTTGCTCAAGCTCAGTGTTCGATGCCCAGCTATCAAAGATAAGTTCGCTGTCTGTGATGTCAATAGCTTTTGTTTCTGAGTCAGTAAACTGTATACCGTCCTTAGCGCGCGCAACTCTTTCATCAGTAGTTGATATTGCTCTGCCAGTATTGTCATAGTTAACGGCAGTAGGATTAAAGTTAAGATCTTCACCAGAAAGTTCGAACAATTTACAATGTAGTCTGTATTGATAGTTGTCACCTAATTGAAAGAATGCACCATCATGGAATGTAGATACACGTGATATTTCAAAAACTTTTGGTACATACTGATCTTTATTTTGTGCTGATCTGCCAAATGGTATTACAATTAAATCACCTTCAAGTGGTCTTGTTCTGGCATATTGTGTAAGTAGTTTTTTATATGAATCACTATCAGCCGCTGATGCAAAGTTATCGGAATCTGTAATTATTTGTTTTAATGTAGTGCGGTAATCTGAATCGAGTTACGTGAAACGATTGACAGCCATATTAAGAAT